AGATGTGTATAAGAGACAGATATTGATGTATATATTCTGTCATATCAATACGTTTATTCTTATATTCGACTGAAGCTAACATTGTTCTATCTTGAAGGATTTTTTCTTTTTTATCAAATTTTTTTGCATTATTAATATCAGTTTTATTATAAACAAGTACGAATCCCTTATAATCATCAGCATAATGAGCCCACATCAACATTGACTTGCAATCTTTTGAAAAACATATTATTTTCATATTTGATTTTGTTTTTTTTCTTATTTCTTTGATTGCTTTTTTAACAGCAGCATCATAATTTCTCGTATACTCTTCTCGCTGATCTGAATTCCACATAGCCTCTCCAAAAAGTCCCATAAGTGGATTTCTTTTTTTTAGGTCTTTTAAGTATGAGTCCATGCCCTTATCCCAATTTGTGTGCATAGTTTGCAACATTTGTTCTGAATTAATATACATTAGATTATCATAAGGGTCATTAAAATACTGAGGCCTTGAAAAATATAATCTATTTGCTTTTAAGGCATCAATATTTTTTTCTGCCTGTTCTCCCTCCAATTTTCTATATCGAAATAAAAAATCATCTGAACAATAAACTGGTTTCATTACAATACCCCCAAATATATTTTCTTTATCATACAACAAAACACCCCATATTTCTACAAGGTGTTTGAAAAAAGTATTTTTTGGGAATGACGGTCTCTATACTTTTTCCTGCAAAGGCGTTACCGTCTGAGCCTGATACAACAACAGGGCTGTGACACCCTGCTGCCATGCCATACATATAAAGGAGGCTGATAGTCAAATGTGGCAAGTTACTACCTCTGTTGCAACTTTACCTGATATCATAATATCATGGAATGTCGTTCAATTTGTGTCCCAATTTCAATGAATTTAAAATTGCATAGAATTTCCTCTTGGTTCCATAGAAATCGTGTCTGCATATAGGAATCCTCCCCTGTTCATCATCATACTCTACAAATTCATACGAAAGTCCCAATGTCACTGATTTCAGTATGTACCTCCATATCTCAGGGTTTGCCCTTATAGCAGCTTCTTCTATCATAGCACAATCTCTTTTATAGATGTCATTTTCTATTGCCTGGTTCTCTACCTGGCTTCCTGTGTTATGTGCTTTTGGCTGACCATCATACTGCATAGCCGATATCCCATACTTTATCTTGCTTTTCTTTTCGTCATATTGCAGGCAGAAGGCTTTTAGCTCCTTGTAGCGGTTCTTGGATATCCCATAATCTTCCCAGGTCATGTCTCTTAGTCTTTTCTCCAATGGAATCACCTCCTGTATCTCTTCCCTGTCTCCTTGTCCCTTATTTCTGTTACTTCCATACCGGATTTTCCTGCTGCCAGATTTAGCTTATTAAATACATTCCGTATGTGTTTTGGTATCCGGCTAGCTCTATGTACTGCTATTTCTGCCGTTGGGTCTTTGTATCCTTCTTTATTCATCTGGCCTCCTTCCTGGCACTCCTTACATACCTGCCGCCCTTCTGGGATTATTTCCCCGCAACATATGCATCTATCTTCCATTTAGTCACCTTCTTTAAATCTCAAGTCTCAGCTCCAGCATCAGCTCATTGTTATGTACATATATCTCTGTCACATAATATTCTCCATAACTATCAAAATCCGATATTCTCGCTATCATGCTTTCGCCCGTTGGATAATTAAGCCTGATCGGTTGTCTTGTTGTTAAATAATGCGATATATATCTTTTAATTGTAAATCCTTCATATATTGTTACCTCCACTAAATATTGGTTTTGTCTCTTCCTTTTAATCTATCGTTTCAACTTCATAAGGCAGCCACATTTCAGGATTAAAGTTTAATGTGTATTTATATTTCTCTACATCTCCTGCTGTCACATCCTCTACCACATAGGTCACATTATCACTCAGGCCTATGAAATGCTTCTTGTATTCCCCGTTTTCATCCTCTACAATGATTTCTAACTGGTTATCTGATGTATCTGCTGTAATAGACATCTTTCCGGTCATTTGGAAGAGAACATCTCCCTGTAAACAATTAATTACCGTAATCTGCCGGATATCATTAAAATTATCCGCTTCCTGAGAAAGATTGTAAGATACTCTGTTTACTTCTGTATCACATCCTGCTAATGCTGTTACTCCGATAACTGCTGCTATAAATAATTTTTTCTTCATGTTCTTTTACCTCCGATAAATTTATTTGCATTAATGCCCGGCCAGAAACGTATGCAGCATATGTTCCCGCCAGTCTGCTTGTTTATTGCTCCATCTTTCACATGTATCATCATCTTCTACTAAAAGCCCTTTTAAATCACACAGGCCTCCGTCATTTTCTGTGCAAGTGGCACAGATTCTTGTTTGTTCTGTCATAATCTCATCCTCCTTGTATTGCCATGCATCGGTATCCGCAAGTCTTAGTACATCCCTTACAACACTGCTCCCGGCACATTTCTATATCTTCTCCTTCTTCAATTTCTGCTTTCTCTTCTTGATTTACTTTCATCTTTCATTCTTCCTTTCCAAATCTATTACCATAGTACAGGGCACACTCTTGACATTCTTCAATTGGTTCTCCTTCACCTCTTAATCCGGCACATCTGTCTTCTTCATATCCTGGATGTTCATATTTGTGTGCTAGATAGCAATTATCTATTCCTTGTTTTACTGTAATGTGCATCACTCCACCTCCAATAACTTTGGATTATCAAACACATTGCCGACTACTTTTAAGTCGGATTCTTCGTAACAGTCCAAATGCATAGACAAATAGTGTTTCTTGAAAACTTTAAAGCAGCCATCTTCGAATTTAACTACATTTCTCAGCATCTCTTTTGAAACATTTTCAAAAGTATCACAAATATCATTCTCCCAAATCTTCCGACCATTCTTGTCGGTAAGTCCTGTGAACTGGCAGAGGGTGTCGGGGTCGATTTCTTCTTCAAACGGTTCTCTTTCAAGCCCGTTTTCAGATGCATAATAATTCCAACCACATATATAATGTGTATCTAAGTCTGGGTCTGCTCTATAATATCCTTTCACCCATTCGCCATTATCTTTTCTCTTTGCTTTAAAAAGGATTTCTCTCACTTATTTCACTCTCCTTTTATGTGTCAAATCTAATTCCACACTCGGGGCAATAGTTCGGTACGTCTGTTATGTCATATAAATAATGACTGTTGCAATTCGGACAACAAAATTCAACATCTCCAGATTCTTCACTACGCTCAGGATTAATAGCCTTAATTTCTTTCGGCAACTGCTTTTCCAGTGCTTTGATTGCAGTTTTTGCATGTTCAACACTTTTCTCTATCGGTTCATTATCATTTTTAGGTTCAAAAGTTTTGTTATGCTCAATCTTTTGTTTGCCTATATCAATTGTAATTTTTAATGCTTTGATTGCTTCTCTAACTTTCTTTTCGTCCATCTTCCCGTACCTCTATTCCTATATTTTATGCACTCTCCCCAGTTTTTTCGCTATTGCTTCAATAACCGTCACTGTAACTCCATTTCCTGCCTGCTTGTACAACTGGCTATCCGAACTAACAAATGCTGCTTTCTCAAAATAATCATCTGTCCATCCTTGCAGTCTGAAGCATTCCCTCGGTGTTAATTTCCTGATTGCTATGTAACATTGATATTTTTCGTACCAAACTGCATATACAGTTAATTCTTCTGATACCTGAACAAATATTCCCTGATTGCATCCTGTATCAAGTGTATTTGCAATTTCACGTCCTACTCTTCCTCTTCTCGTTTTACTGTTTGGAACTGCAAAATTTACACTGTCAATTCCTACTCTGCATTCAGTATATCCCTGTTTCGTTGCCTCTTTAACTTCAATAGCGACACCGTGCCGGTCCTGTCCTGCCAGAGTGAACATCGGCTCACCATCTTCCTTGAACCGCCTTCCATTCTGTCGTTTCTCTGCTCTGTCTGGTGTAAGGACCTGGATTGCTATTTGGGGGCTATTTCCATAACTAGCCGAACAACATTGTGAAATTCCATTAACTGAATGAACTTGCCCATCTTGAAATGAATTTATTCTGCCTACAATCTTGATTCCTACTTTATTACCTTCGCCTTTGTTTGTTGTGAGCGTAGGGCTTAATCCGTCAACGTCATATACATTTCCGTTCATTCCATTTCCTGATGTGTTAACGTTAAACATCACAGAAACCTTTGGCTCAGTATTCCCTCCTGGAACTGTTGATATTGTTGGACTCAATCCGTTACCATTGTATATTCTGCCCCTTTGAGAATTCCTTCCTTTAATACATCCATCTAAAATTAAGTGAACACTATTTTTTCCGTTTGCTCCTTCGGCAGGAAATACTTCTGAGGTACTTCGTCCTCTAAGATGTCCGATAATGAACACCCTTTCTCTATTTTGAGGCACTCCGAAGTCTTTAGAGTTGAGCACTTGCCATTCTGCATCGTACCCCCCCTGCTCCATTTCAATGAGCAGCCTGGCGAAATCCCATCCTCCATTAACGCTAAGCAGATTCTTAACGTTCTCAACGAAAAGGTAAGTGGGTTTATCTTCTTCTTCGAGTTGTCCGATAAGGTACATAACTCTAAAAAACAAACTTGAACGGTTTCCTTGAAATCCAAGTTGTTTTCCGGCAACTGAGATATCCTGACAAGGGAATCCGAAGCACCAGCAATCTGCTTTTGGAATGTCTCCGGCATACACTCTTCTAATGTCATTTGCATACCATTCTCCATTTCTGTATTCCTCCTTTAGTATTTCTTTTTGTCGTTGTTTCAGTGACATCTTGCCCATGGAATCTCTCTGTTCTGGTGTAAGCAAGTGCATGGACGTATAGCTTGCAGTTGCAAACTTGTCAAACTCACAAAAGCCTACGCACTCATGTCCTGCCAGTTCCATTCCCCTGCGGAACCCTCCGACTCCGGCAAAAAAATCAATAAATTTCACTGATCTTCCCTTACCTCTCTTTCTATCTCCTCATCCGTCAGTTTAAGCAAATTCCCCGACTGGAAGAACACAGCCCCTGCCGGTGTCACCTGCATACATTCGATATAACCCTCTGCTTCGGCTTCTTTGCTTCCATATCTGCTGTGCATAGTTGCTTTGTGCTTGCGGAGATATGTTTTCCCTGGGATTAAATTCTCTTTCTTCATGGTCTTTTTCTCTTTTCCTCAAAATCATATTCTTCCAGTTTCTTTAACAGGAATTCTTCCTTTGTCTCTTCCTGCACAAGCACCGGCATGCATTTTAATGTGCAGGTTTCGTTCTGCCAGTAGATTCCTTCCTGTCCGCTTTCACTTAGTGGAGGACTCACCGGGTCTTCCCCTTTCTCCCTGCTGCTATTGTCCACCATGTCTACAATGTTCTCTGCAAGCATGATATTTCCCATGGTGTTTGTGTTCTGAAGGACTGCCACTCCTCTTCCATAATCCCGGATACGGATGCCTGTATCTTTATATTTCGTTTTAAAATAACAGGTATCTGGTTTATAGTATCTTTCCGGGAGTAGTTCCCTTTCTTCTGTCTGGTTATCTTCGCTTTTCCAGAAGGTCACGGCCTGTCCTGCTGCCGGGATAAACCCTGTGAGTTCAATGATTGCTGCTTTCGCTTTCTTTGTCATCCATACACTGTCCAGGTAGATGCTCCAATATCCTCCCAGCAGATAAATTCCTGTCCCGTCATTTCCTACTGTTAATCCGACTCCGCTCCACGCTTTTTTTATCAGTGCCTTAAAACAATTTATCTTCAAAAACATATCTTCTACCTCCGCTTCTTTGCATTCCTTACTCTTTGTTTCCTTGGTTTCCTGCTGCCTATACATCTTCCGCTTTGTTTTCCGTAGATAAAAGCGGTAAAATTATTTCTTCCCATAGTGTCCTCCTATGCATTTTCTATTTTTCTTTTCAGGGCCTCTGCAATATCTCCATGGCCTGTTTCCTCTAAGACTTCTACTACTGCATCCAGAGAAACAAATTTCCCATTTGCTTTCTCGTTTTCCTTTTCGATTGTTTCCAAGGTCTCCATATCTGGGTGGATTCCACATGTTTCCTGCATGGTTTTCGCCATATCGGAAAGTTTTACGTAACTCTGGCCATAGCGGTCATAACTCATACACGCTTCACTGTGTTTGTCCATCTGCTGCTCAAATCTCTGTAAACGGACAGAACGCCATCCATGTTCTTCATATAAGACCCACATGGCTACCGTTTTCATAGTGTTCATGATTCTTTTAGCCAGCATATCGTATGTAGCTTCAATCGCTTTCTCTGGGATGTTCATAGGGATTCCTACTGCCCCCCGTCTTCGTAAATCCTGTTCCAGGTGTTCTACGCCTTTTTCTTTTGCTACTCTGAGGGCATATGCAGCACCCTCATTTCTCCATTTTTCTTCCTTACGATTCACTTTTTTCTCCTCCTGATCAGCGGAAGTCCATGTAACTTCCTGTAATTATTTTCCTTTGCTTTCAGATGCTCGTCTATGAATCTTAGGTTCCTTAGAGCCATATCGTAGATCGCTACTTCTTTATCCAGATGTTTTCCCCTGTTTTCTTCTTCCCGGATTTTTTCTTTCAAAATTTTCATTTCTTTTCGTTTCTCTTCTATCCTGGCATTTATCCTGTCCCGGAACAATTCTGCCCCGGCCAGGATGATGAACCATATCGCCAGCAATGCGAAGAGAAAACCGCTTATCTGCAACAGGAGAATGCCTATCTCCTGTATCGAATATAATTGCTGCAACATGTTCCCTCCTTTATGCTCTTAACTGTTTTCTCCTGACACTCTCCCTGGGCTTAAAAACTCCTGCTTCCCGGCAGTCTCCCGGTTTGCATGGCCTTCTGTGCCCCATATCTCCTATGTAGTCGCAGGTCATCCTTGCCCCGTCTGAGTTCCTGCTGCCATACTGGCATTTCTTGCAGTCCTTTGTTATGATCTCCTGCACAGTCCTTTCCGGAACACACTCCCATGCTTCCCAGTATGTGCAGCCTTCGCATTTTCCTTTCTCCACGTAATATTTCCCTGCTTTTTTTCTTGCATGTGGGCAGGATTTCTTTGTCCTCAATTCCCCTGGAAGGATCATGTGCAGGCAGCTCTCCCAGCGGTTTCTTCTATCTTTCATAGTTCCTCCTTAACTAAATGGCAGCTCCTCATCTATTCCGTCTGGTATATTCATAAATCCGTCTGCATCCTCTATTGGCCGTCCTGCTGCCGAATTATTTCCCTGATTTGATTCTTTTGCCGCACCTTTACCCTCAGCAAAGTCCTGTTCTTCTATCACAACATCTGTGGTGTAAACTTTCTTCCCTTCCCGGTTTGTGTAGCTCCCGGTCTGGATCCGGCCGCAGACGATTATTTTTAAGCCCTGCCGGAAGTATTTCTCGGCAAATTCTGCCTGCTTTCCGAAGGTTATACAACTTATAAAGTCTGCTGTGGCTTCTCCCTCTCTTTTGAAACGGCGGTCTACGGCCAGGGTGTACCTGGCTATCGCCATAGGGTTATCTCCCTGGGTGTAACGTACCTCTGGGTCTCTGGTTAATCGTCCCATTAAAACTACTTTATTCATGATTTCCCTCCTTTTGGAAAAAGTCCCCCACCCCTTCACGTATTGTAATTACAATCTTTCTACGGTTTCTATCCACACAAAAAAATGTGGAAAGTGGGGATTCTATCCCATTTTTTCTTCCTGTTTTTAAAAAATCAGCTTTCAAAATGCCGTTCCGTATAGTAAAATCAAGCTCTCTCGAATCCCCCACCAAGATAGGATTTCCCGATAATCTGGACAAATTCTTGGCGTGTATGGGTTCTTTCGTACTCTCTCTGGCACATTTTCTTTAGGATAAGGTCATTCTCCCGATTCAAATGCACTGCTTCTTTTCCTGTTCTGTGATGTCGTATGCAGAGATTTACCTTAAATCCGTATAATTCGCTGTTTCTTCTGTTCGGGCCAAAGAAAATATGATGGTCCTCTACGGTCTGATAGGCATAGTTTCCTTCCTGCAGCATACAGAGATAACACTGTTTATTTTCCTGGTTTTGCAGGATGCTCTTTTGTTTCTTTTCTCTTTTTTTCAAATCGTTCCTCCATTTCTGCCAGCATCCAGTCTGTATAAGAATGTTCCCCTATACAGGTGCTAGTCTTATGTATCTTTATCTTCTCCCAGACGGCACGCCATTCTTCCTGATTTGCAACCGGCTTCCCGTTTGAGATAAAATCGTTGTCCGCCCATTCCTGTAACTTATTTGTGAGCATATTACAAACAAAGGCATCCTGGCTGTAAATGCTTATAGCACAAGGCTCACGAATACGTCCTAATGCCTCTGCCAGAGCACGTAGAATCTCCTGGTGGTAGGTTCCACCTACTTCCTGGAACTCTTCTATTGTCTTAGTTTCTCCATTCTTTTTTATGTATTCCAGAACATAGCCGCAAATTCGTTTCCGTTTTTGGAAGGCAGTACTGTCACTTTCCAGATATATGCTTACATTTTTCATGCTTCTTTGCCCTCCTTTGTGTTTTCCTTTGTTTTTCTGAACTTCTTTCTTCTGTGTCCTCTCCCAATTTCAAAAGTGTATAGGTGCGGTATGGATATCCCGTCTTTGGGTTCTCTCCCTCATGGATGCTGTCCGGATCCAGATAATATCCTTCTGGGATTTTGATTTTGTTCCAGGTTTTCCAGTGCAGATATATTTTTTCCTTTGGTTCTGGAAGCGGCATGTTCCTGGATGCGTCATAATTGGATTCTCTTAGACGGTTATCTGTGCGCGGGGTTTTGGTTATGTATGCGGCCAGCTCTTTATATTCTCCCTGCTCATAAAGGAGCTGATTGACTACTTTTCCTTTTGCCCATGCTTTTTTCAGAATTACGTCGGTATCCGGTATGCGATTGATAACCAGATGGATGTGCCAGGCTCCTTTTGTCCCAACTTCTATGTTCCGCATCCATAAAAGCGGTTCTCCACGTTTTTTGTATTCCCTCCTGATTATTTTCAAGGCAGCACTCCAATCTTTTTTTGCTGTCTGCATATCTGGCGGTCTTTCTTCTACCTTGTAAGTTAGACAGGAGAAATAATCATTTTTATAAAAGTACTTCCTTAGCCTGTGTCTGGCCTTCCGCTCCTTTGTGTACTGGTTCACCTTCTCCATATCTTCTCTGGTAGGTTTTTCCTTTTTTACTCTTTTCTGTCCTGGCGCTCCATATCTGGCAGTATGATATTCCATTACCTCGGTAGCCCGCCGGAACTCCCATGTTTTTTTCTTGTATGCCATATGTATGTCCTATCCTTAATACTTTTAACAAGTTGTAAAGCGGTGGAAAATCCGCTTGTTTCCTTGCATTTCTAAGTCATACATGCTATACTTTATTTAACGTTTTCAAGCTACATATGACTTGTCCAGAGGTTTTTTCCTCTGGACTTTTACTTTATCTGTATAAAATGTTTCTTGTGATTTCTTGCGTATCGGTGTTCCCGTTCTCCCACAAAATTCCCTTTTCCTCCATGGCTCCCGTGGAAACGTTCCGTGTACTTGTTGCTCTCTAAGGTAAGGGAGCTTATCCCGTATTTCTCTTTTACATGCTGTACTTCTTCAAATACATGTATCATGTCCTCTTCCAGACTGGCAAATTCTCCCATTATGTATGCCTCATTTCTTTTCCGATTTTTACTGCTGTAAGAGCCTCTTGTGCCATATAGCTAATGCTTCCCACTGCAATTGGATAAAACTGTGCACCCTCATACTTAAATGTTTTCAGATACTCTTCCCGTTCTTCGCTGGTCATATTGCACATGGCATGTATTTTCTCCAACGTTTCCTTCATTTTCTTGTTTTCCCATTGTAAACGCTCTATTTTCGTCATATTGTTTCACTCCCTAAAAGCTTCTTGACTTTTCCCTATCCTCGCCTTACAATAATGACGAGGTATTTATTTTTCTTTGTCCGCAATCGGGTTGCCGCCCAGCGGACTTTTTTTATTGCCTGTCCAAGCACCATAACGGAGCAGGATAGCATGACTAAAGCAAGGAATAATACCCAGTGCTCACTATCCAGTCCCAGGGCAAAAGTTAGCATTGCAATAAATCCAAATCCTGTAATCCAATCTCCTATGTGCATTAGCTTGTCCCTCCTTTCCCGCACTAGGCGGTTTTCTTATTTATTGCAAATCCTGCGTTACTCACTGCCATACAGATAGTTTCCGCAATGATTTCCAACGCCTTTTCTTTCGGAATTAATTCTTGATTTACCCATTTTCCATCAATTTTAATTTGACTGATAATCTTCATAAGCTCACCTCTAGTTTATGATATGTATGACAGATTTCTTTGGTGAAACATACTACTGGCATATGGAACACCTCCTTTTTTCGTCAAAACCTTACATTTTACACCCCTTGTTCTTCTTCTTTTCTTCTGCTACAATAAATTCAAAGAAAAGCTTTTCTTGATACATGATTTTGGCCTTTACCTTGTGCGTGATTTTGAGGTAAGGGCCTCATTTCTTTTTTCTCATACCATTTTCTACTCTAGGAAATACTCAATACTTACACCGAAGTAATCAGCAAGGATTTTGAGCTTGTCCGTTTTCGGAGTATATCTTCCATTTTTCCAATTAGAAAATGTTGACGTTGAAATCCCTGTATCTTTTGCTACGCCATATGCTGTTTTGTTGCTTTTCTCTAATAATACTTGGAATTTTTCGTACACTTTTTCACCTCCACTATCTTCAAAAATATTTGACAATAGCTAAGATTTCAAATATAATTAAGGTGTCAATCAAAGTCATATCGGAACCTTAGCTAAAATAATTTATAACTTCTTTTTCAAAGCTATATACATATAATAGCATTGATATCGAAGCTTGTCAATATTTTTAGCTTCTTTTTCAAACTTATTTTTTTTGAGAGGTATTATATGTACGAAATTTTTGAGAATTTATGTAATAAAAATAATGTAACCCCTTATCGAGTATGTAAGGAAACTGGTCTAACTACTGCAACAATAAGCAACTGGAAAGCTGGACGTTACACACCTAAACAAGACAAACTTCAAAAGATTGCCGATTATTTCGGAGTAACGTTAGAATACTTGATGACTGGAGAAGAAAAAGAAGGTGAAGAAAAATATTACATAAACGAAGAAACAGCAGAAATGGCACAGGCTTTGTTTAAAAACAAACCTCTTCGTGTTTTATTTGATGCTGCCAAAGATGCTACACCAGAAGATTTAAAAACAACTTATAATATGCTTATGGCATTAAAAAAGAAGGAACGTGGTAATAATGTCGATTAGCTACCAAGTTATTTTAATGGACATGACCGTAAATGAGGTTGTGACAGAAAATGAAGATGGAAGTTATACAATTTTTATTAATTCCAGACTGAATTATGAAAAGCAAATGAAAGCATATCTCCATGCTATGAAGCATATTACAGGAGACGACTTTAAAAAGGAAGATGTTCAGCATATTGAATATCACGCACATGGTTAATTCGGTATCAACGTTTTAATAATTTTACAAATGGGGGAGGAATTTTATGTCAAAAAGAACAAGGATATTAGCAACTATATTCGGGGGATGGTTTGGACTTCATAAATATTTAGATAAGCATATTGGAATGGGTATTTTATATACTTTTACTTGTGGTTTGTTTGGTATTGGATGGGTGATAGACGTTTTGAAATCTATTTCCTTTAAAGAAACCACTCTTAATATTGAGGAACCTACTCTTAGTATCGAGCCCACCTCATCTATACAATCGGAATCATACAAAAATCGGTTTGAAGAGTACGAAGAAATGAACACTATTTCTCACAAATATTTTTCTGGTTTAGATGAGATTGAATCTATGTGGTCTGTTATGTATAACCTTGGAATAACGTCTGGAGAACAAGCCGATACATTTATAGAAAAGTGTTATACAAACCTGTCAGACTTACACGATATGCTTGTGGTTAATGAAAAATATGGATATGACAATTCTATTCCACCCCATGTCCCTGCATATGTCCGTTTAGCCATGTTGTATGAAAAACAACAAGAATATCAAAAAGCTATTGATATATGTGTGCAAGCAATTCGGGCAGGTGCAATTAACGATGGAAATAAAGGAAAAATGTACGGAAGGTTGGCACGACTTATTAAAAAATCCGGACTTCCAGTGGAAGAAGAAATTTTATCTTTAACTCAAAAAACTAATTAATCCACCTTGACAATATAATATACTTACCCAGGGAGCTGGGGGACGTGCTCTCACCTATTCTGAGACCTTACGGAAGGCGGTGATTATTATGAGTACATACGAGGAATTAAGCCTAATCGTAAGCGTTGCTCTACTGATTGTTGCAATTCTGAATCTTACACATAAGAAATAGCCGTCCTGCTCCTGAGAAAAGTAGACGGCTATTCCTTAATAGTTTAAAACTTATTCGCCGGGACGGGTGAAGTGCAGTCACCTTCCGGCTCCCTTGTTAAGTATATTATATGTCAGGCTGGATTATTTGTCAAATGTGAAAACCGCCCCTGTGTTACCAGCACAAGGACGGCAAATCGCAAGACTCGCTACCAACGAATCTTGCACCCATAATCAGTATGGGTCTCTCAATAAGACTACTGCTCCGAAGAATACAATAGTACGTTCATAAAATATTGTATCATCTTCGGAAACAGCTCGCAAGCGGAACTAATGTTCTATGCTGGCTGTTATTTTTGTACCTTTTTATACATAAAATCAACAAAGGAGATGATATTATGCCAGAAAATTATCGAGACGGCGCCCTTTATATTCGTGTAAGCACAGATAAACAAGAAGAGCTCTCTCCAGATGCTCAGAAAAGGTTGCTGCTGGACTATGCAAAGAAAAATAAGATTCTGGTAAATCCAGATTACATTTTTATAGAGAATGGTATCTCCGGACGTAAAGCTCAGAAGCGGCCAGAATTTCAAAAAATGATTTCTTTAGCAAAGTCCACCCCTTCACCGTTCCAAGTTATTCTTGTTTGGAAATTCAGTAGGTTTGCTAGGAACCAGGAAGAATCCATAGTGTATAAATCCATGCTCAAGAAACAGTGCGGTATTGATGTAATCAGCACCTCAGAACCTCTCATTGATGGTCCTTTTGGCTCCCTGATTGAAAGGATTATTGAATGGATGGACGAATACTACTCTATTAACCTTTCCGGAGAGGTTATCCGTGGTATGACAGAAAAGGCTTTGCGTGGAGGCTACCAATCCACACCGCCTTTGGGATATAAAGCTATTGGAGAAGGTAAACCTTTTGTTGTAGTTCCAGAAGAAGCAAAACTGGTGACTTACATTTTCCAACAATATTGTCAATATCACAGGGAACCTACTGCTATCGCAAGGCAAATAAACGACATGGGCATTCACACAAAACGGGGCGGTTTATTTGAAAATCGCACTATTTCCTATATTCTACAAAATAAATTTTATATAGGGGATTTGGAATGGAACGGTATTTCGACCAAAGGGCAGCATGAAACCTTTATTTCTCCTGAGCTTTTTGAAAAAGCCCAGCAAATTACCGCTGCTACATATAAGCCTAAAAAAAGAAGAAGTGTGTCTACTTGTAAGCACTGGCTGTCTGGATTAGTGAAATGTTCTATATGTGGTGCATCTTTATCTTACAATACTGGAAAATACCCTTACTTTGTGTGCTGGCGATACGCAAAAGGTTTCCACAAAGGCAGCTCTTCCATTTCCGAAAATCGCCTGATAAAAGCAGTCATAGAATACCTTGAACAGATTTTGGATGGTATGGATTTTTCTATTTCTTATGTAGAAAAAGACACCCCAGAACTTACAGAACAAGAACAATGGGAAAAGGATTTAGAGAACTTATCTGTTAGAGAAAAGAGAATCCGGACTGCCTACGAAACGGGTGTGGATTCCTTAGAGGAATACAAGGAAAATAAAGAGCGTTTAAAAAAAGAGCGTGAAGAACTGGAAGCTAAAAAAGTAAACCTTATCAAGACTGCTGCTGCACCTGGTACCAAAGAGCAGTTTCTTGATAAAGTCCAAACCGTCTTTGATATTTTAAAAAATGATGAAATCAGTAACGAAACAAAAGGTGTGTTTATTCGCTCTATTGTAGAGGAAATTATCTACGACAAAGAGAATGATACACTAATCTTCCACCTCTACACTCCCAGAAAAGCCGCATAAACAGCGGCTTTGAGGGACTTCTAGGTTACAGGGATAAGGGGGTCCTTACATCAGTAACCTAGATGTGTGTTTTTATCTATATAATAAGATGATACAATATTCCCTCCCAGATTGCCAGTCTGGGAGGATTTTTCTTTTATTTTACCCTAATTTTCTGCCCAGCATAAATCTTATTTGGATTTGCAATACCGTTCATCTGTGCGATTTTCTGGTAAGTAGTTCCATACTTAGCAGCAATACCAGATAAGGTATCTCCTGTTCGTACTGTATAATACACAGCTCCGCTGCCTTTTCCGTCAATCTTATCTTGCACAGCTTTGTATCTGCCTCCCAGTACAGTTTTTCTGGTTTCTCCGTTTCCATATTTACCCTGCATCACTTCTGCTACCAAAGTGTCTGTGGAGGCACTTGCAATATGATTAATAAAGTCCTGCACTTCCTGATATCTGGTACCAAGGGCGTTCTTTCTATCCTGTCCTGCACCATATTTACCCTGCATAACTGCAACTGCCAGATTTAATGTTGTGCCGGATGGAGCAGGGCTTGGTGTTGGTGCTGGATCCGGCTTAGAATCTCCGCCATTTCCATAATCTTTATACCCATGGTTCATATCCACATTCCCTGCAATCCCAGGCACACTTCCCTTACTGCTGTACTGCCAGATTTCCTTATCTGCTACAGAGGCCGTGGATGCATATTGTGCATACCACAGATCATATGGGAGCTTGCTTCTATCAAAATATCGGTTCAGATAATCAAGATTTGTATAAACCATAGGGATATATCCCAGACGTTTAATCTCTTCACAAAATGCAATAGCCATCTGTGTAGCCAGGGATTTTGTAATGGTCACGCCATTCTTGACTGCGTAGGATACGGTATCATATTCCAGGTCATAAGCAATTGGCCAGGTGATTTTATATTTCTTTGCCAGCTCTACAGCATACTGAGCTTCCTTTCTTGCTATCTCCACATTTAAGGCATAGGAAAACCAGTACAATCCAACTGGGATTCCTGCCGCTGCCGCTCCCTGGGCATTTCTATGGAATTTTGTATCTAAGTTATTCCGGCCATATCCGGCACGGAGCATGGCAAATTGTACGCCTGCACCTTTTACCTTCTGCCAATCAATGTTTCCCTGCCACTGGCTTACATCAATTCCTTTTAATGCCATTACATATACCCTCCTTTTGTAAGCTCTGCTTTTCTCTCTTCAATTTCCTTTGCATTGTTTTTCTGCATGTTTCTGGCATCCTCCACCGAAATACCATAGCTTTCTGCTACCTGTTCTGGCGTGTAACCATACGCAAAGCTTTTAATCATTTCCATGTCTGTTTCTGTATAACCCATAATGTTCTCCTTTCTGCCGGTTACGCCGGCGCAACAAAATGGAGGGCTTTATTCGCCCTCCTGGTTATCCTTATTCACAACTTTATCTGCTACTTCTAAGCCTTTAATTAATATCCTAGGTACATTAAATCCAGCTTCTACAAAATTCTCTAAGATGGACCTGATTTCATTTATTAACAAACTGGCCAGAACAAACCATCCCAGGAGTGTTGTAATCCCCAGGTCAATTCCTATAGTCTTTCCTATTTCAATAAATACAGCACCTGCTCCAAACGCTACCATAATCATGAGCCAGTATCCCAGCTTCTTCAAAACACCTTTCCAGCCCTTCATAGAATTTTCTTTCCCCGCCATGCGGCTTTTCATCCATCCTGTGAGCCAATCTGCTACATTGAGCAGGAGGAAGGCTACAAACAATACCCAGTGTTCTCCTAAAATGTAAGATAACACTGCTACAATTGCACCAACTGCCGCATTGTAGCCGTCAATAATCGCATCTGCATAATTCATTTTCTTCATATCCTCACTTTCCTTTCTTTTTTCTGCAATAAAATAAGACCCGTTAAGGTCTTGCTCTGATTTCCATATATACCTCCTTTACTTACACGCCTTTAGTTTCTGTATTTCCTGATCCAGCATCTGTATGCCTTTCCACAATACCGCTATCATGTCGATATAGTCCAATCCTAAGAACTGCTCTCCCGTCTCAGGATTCGTGATGTTTTTTACAAAAAGTGTGTTATCCAGACCATTTCTCTGCAATACTGCCTGGACGTCCTGTGCAATAAATCCAATACGCCTTGTTCCATATTCTTTTCTTAGATAATATGTTTTCGGCTGCATATCCCGAAGCAATGCCCTTGCCATTGCCTCCGAAACATCCTCTACATTTGCTTTTAATCTTGCATCCGAAGGGGAAGCCCAGTTAGGTGTTGCAATTCTTCCTTCTGCATAAATATCATGCCCGCAATAAAAACCTGTCTGGCAAGTCAATTTTCCATTAGTGTAAAGCCCCTGGTTCCAAACATCCTGAACGTAAAAAGTTACACTTCCATCCGCATAAAATCCAGTACAGTTGATTCTATCGGCGTTGATATCATTGCAATAGACATCTCCAGCTGTATTTACTTTAAATCTGCCTTTTCCACAGGCTATGCCGTTGGTTCCAAGCCACACTCCGTTGTGTGCAGTGTCTCCGTAAGAGGTCATTCCGCTGTATAGAGCATTACTTCCTATGGTCCATCCTCCGATTTTCCCACTGGTACAGGTTAATTTTCCGTCTGATGTCATGCTGGAGTAAGTGCTGCTCCAGGATATCCTTGCTGCCTTCATACGGATTTCATCCGCTGTCTGAGTGATCATAGATTTTACACTGTTTTTGTATGAGGAAGAGGATATGACTGTGCTTACAATCGCGCTGTCTGTTATCTGTAAGCTGGCTTCCTTTCTCCATGTCTCTAGTGTGCTTATCCTGCTGGTAGCCGCTGTCAGGTCTGTTTTTTTAGAGTAGGTAGAGGACACCGACAAGGACAAGGCATCTACTTTAGCTTTAATGGCTGCATTCATGGCGCTGGTGGTGGAATAGTTGTTGCTCAGGTTCGTTTTAACAGCGTACAATTCTGCAGATATCTCTGATACATTCGCTTTAATAGCAGCATTCATTTCAGTTGTGGTACTGTAATTTTTATTTAAGTCCTGCTGCACTGCCGCAATATCTGCCGACAATCCATCTACACTTAGCTTATACTGTGCCACTTTGCTGTCCAGGGCGGTGTACTGGCCAGAAACAGTATTGTATTTCGTGGTCAAGTCGGAGAAATTGATGGTAAGGCTTTTGATATCCATGACTGCGGATGCAAGTTTGCTGTACATAGTTGCCTTGCTGTTTACCAATTCTACTAACTCTGATTCGGAGATGATAGCGGATATATTCCCCTGCACAACTGCTATGCTGGTTTCCGCTGCCTTGAAGCGTTTCAGCACGGCTTCATCTCCGTATATGTTTACTTCTTTTTCAAACCGCAATTCTTTTCCTCCTTTCCGAAAAATCTATAACAAAAGGCATCTTTGCAGATGTCCTTTGGTATAAACTCTTCTTTTGTGAACTAAATAGTAATTCTCCGATTTGTGTGTACACGTTAAAAGAATTACTAGATAATTTTAAAAAGCACAAAGACAGTGATGTGTGGTTTTTTCATGGTCGCTCCAATGATGTAATTTCTGATTTAACAGGAGGTAAGATTTCTTCTAGTTCCAGAGGGTTCATTTGCAAGCAAAGCACGGATATGTGTGATATTGTTGCTGCCTGTGGCCCATATGGAAATTTGATTATTGGACGGTTAGAAATAAGCAAAAATACCTTCTCCTATAAAAATTGCAATCTTGGTGCAGGAGAAAAAGTGGAAATACTTAATTAATAACATTTAAATCTATCTTTCTCCAGTTGTCTGCTTTTACATCTTCTTTGCTCCACCATTGCGTAAGGACAAAGAACTGTTTTTTGTTTGTGAAAAGCAAATAAACACGGTAGCCCTGCATGGTGGATGGATTATTTAAGTTTCCAATGACCAGTAATGTTGCGGCCAGCGTATTTGTATCGTTCATTGGCCAGTCTTTGGCTATGCTTAATCCGTCTGTAATGATATAGTGCCCTGGTTTTACATCTGCTGCAAAAGTTTCTAAGCCTTTTAATGTTGCTGGTTTTTTATTGTAAGTATTACTATTTAGCGCATTTCCCTTTTTTATCTTCTCTTTTTTCTTCTGTGCATAGTAAAAAAGCCCCACCTCTGGCCGGACTTTTGTAATATCCTTCTTATCTCCTTAAATTTATGCACAATACTTTCTGTGCGACATTCTTACCGATTCCTGGTCTACCGTACAATAAATCTGTGTAGTATCCAGTTTTACATGTCCTAATAACTTACTAACCTGCTCTATCGGCATCCCTCTTCTTAATAAATCTGTTGCCGCTGTGCGCCGGAATCGGTGCGGATGCACGTTTTCTACCCCTGCAGCTATGCCAATTCTTTTTATTAGCGCTTCTATCCCCCTCTTGCTTAGTCTTTTGTGCGGTGCTTTCAGACTTACGAATAAAGCCGGATTGTTGTCTGTCCTACTCTCTAGATACATTTTTAAATACACCCCCATAGATGCATTGATATAAGTTTCCCTTTGTTTATTTCCTTTTCCTGTTACCGTTACATCCCTGTTTACAAAGGATATGTCCGTCCTGTCCATGGCTGCCAGTTCGGAAACTCTTACCGCTGTGCTGTACAAAGTCTCTAAAATAGCCATGTCTCTTAGCTGCTGGCAGTTTATACGCAAGATTTCCATATCCTCTGCAGTAAAGGGATGCTTTATTTTCTTTGGCACTTTGATACTGTCCATCTGTGCCACTGGGTTGGCCTGTATATACTTTCTCCGGCAAAGCCAGCCGAAGAAACTGCTCATAGCGCTCTGCATGTTTTTAATGCGTGCAAAAGATACCTTTCTTACACGCCTGTACACTTCCAGATAACAGATAATATCCTCATCTGTGTATTGCGTCACCGGCTTATTCGTAGCCTGGAGAAACATCTCCAAGGTTAGCTTGTAATTGTCCAAAGTTTCCTGAGACAGTCCAGCCGCCCCTCTTTCCAGTAAGAATCTCCTTAAATAAACACTTGCATTATCCTCATACACTGCAAGGTCTGTCTGTTTCTTCCTGATTTCATAATCCTGTAGGCAAATATACAACGCCCCTTTTAACTCTGCCATCTGGCTTTCCTTTAGATGCGGAGCCATCTGCTGTAAGATAGCCGTTATTACCTCTGTTTTCATAAGGCACCTCCTGTTTTTTTGATATTTTTATGATACCAAAATCAGGAGGTGTCTCGTGCACTAAATAGTAAAACTTCTGGTATGAGCTGTAAACACATTAGCCTAGGCACTTCTGGAAAAGGGCTTGCCTTAAAAATTCCAAAAGTATCATGGGCGAAACGTTCCGCTATAATAGTTGGATGTGACAATACGTCCGGAGTGATTCATGAGGTAGTTGCAGCACATTATGACCCAGGCAGAGGCTTTGTCGCCAGAACCTCCGGTACGAAAGAGTGGTCTGTAGACCAGGAAACCGGGGAAGTTCGTGCAAATTTTATACAAAGTTCTGAAATGCTTATTATTCATACAGGCTTTTTGGATATAAAAACATTACTATGATAAATGGAGAAAAAGAAACTTAAATATCATTCATTGATGACTTGTGTGGTTGCAAACCTCACCCAGCCATCATCTCCGTTAATATTTGCATCTTGTTCATATAAATAGATATCGCCTAACTGTCTGTTGCTAACAGCAAAAATGATATTGTAGTTCTCTGTATTACCAGCAAAGATACTTACAAGACCGTATTCGATAGGTAAATTACTAATATGCTTCAAATCTCTTTCTTTGTTGTATGTAAAGCGAAGATAGGTGTTACGTGGCATTGCCTTTAATAATGTTTCACAGGTATATTCTTTTATTTCTAAACCAATTGTTTTTAGGCAACTGCCCAAATCAACATATACGCCACCGCTTCTTTCTATTTTACTATTTAGTGCATTCAGTGCAGCAAGTAATGTCATAGTTCCCTGATCTAAAGTAAATGATTTACTTGTCAGTTTATTCAGGATAGCATCTGCCAGCTTATCATAATCAATCAATTGTTCTTCCGCTGCCCCTATCACTAAGAGCTTGTCCCCTGCCTGTGGTGCTGTCTTTACTGGTAATCCGTTAATCATCTGGTCTGCCATATCATTTCTCCTTTCAATTTTCCACCCAGGTTGTGAGATACTTCTTTGTCCTGGTGGTTAAGTATGCCCCTTTCCGTGTGGTAAGGCGGCGTGTCTCGTAGGTAGTAAAGCGCCCTATGTAGGTGCTTCCAAAGCCTACGTTGTTCTTGTTTACCGTTATCCCGTACCCATATCCGATATATTTGTTCCCAGATTCACTCTTTGCGTACCAGGTAAACCACCGGCTTGGGAAGGTCTTTGTTACGTCTTTCCCATCTTTGTAGACCTTTGCGGTTAGAGTTACGGTGTTATTTTCATTATCGTTGTACTGGATGTTGTACAGCAGTGTGTTGTCGGTAAGCCCTGTCAGTTCTGTGCTCATGCTGGAGATATTTGCCCGTATTCCCTCCATGCCGGTCTGGATATTTGTCACATCCGATTTAATCACCTGCATCCCCTCACGGACTTCCTGGATATCCTCGGCTAGACCTTCCGCATCTGTCAGAACAATCACCGACTGGCTGTCCAGTTCCCCACCTCCGCCGGATGCGTAGAGGGTACAGCGGATGGATTTCAGCCCCGAACTGGAAGGGGTATAGGTTTTCTGTGCTTCATCTTTTGCAGAGAGATATTTCTGTACATAAGTGGTTCCGTCTACACTCTCCTCAATCTTGTATCTGCCGGAGTAGGCGGTTAAGAAAGTTCCGTCATTGTATTTGGCGCTAAAGGTTACGGATGCTGGCTGTAAGGTGCCATTTTGCTGTTTCCGAAGAACTAAAGTGCTGCACTGCAAGGTATAAGATACCCCTATCTTTCCATCCTTGGCTTTGCTTACAGAAAATCTCTTTCGGATATGGGAACCGCCGGTACGGACCACCAGGTATTTCCCTGTTCTTGTTTTTAACTTTGCACCCGTCCTGGTAACAGCGTATTTTCCGCCTGTGCCATACAGAGCATCTAAATCTACATATCCGTTATCTGTAGTCATGCCGGTTACTCTGTAGGTGCGTGTCTTAGCATCCCATGTCCCTGTTATTCCAGCAGACTTATAGACCTCATAGGTTGCCTGACCGGAAACGTCTGCATCCCCAGAATACACCGTTATTTTTGTCACAGCACCAGAATAATCCCCACCGGAACCATCTGGATTGGTGTGCACCACATGAGCTTCGTTGTCTAGGACTGCACTAATGGCATCTAAGGTATCTATCCCGTCTATGGCGTCCAGAGCTTTTTGCGCGGCATCCTGGGCGGCATCAGCAGCGTTTCCGGCTACGATAATGTCATTGGACATCTGGCTGTATATTTGATTCAGATTCTGGCTTTTAGAATCGAACCAGATACGGCTGCTGTTGATAGTCTCCTTGCTTCCGTTAATGGATTGAATCACACTGGTAATATCCAGCTTGTCCCCTGAAATGGCAGCGTTGTCGGCTACCATGTCATTAACAATCAATCCATCTGCAATGGCTCCTGGTTTAATTCCGGTGGCATCTATCAAAACGCCTTTGCCCGTTGCGTCAAAGAGGGAAAAGGTAAAGTCTCCTTTTGCATCTCTTCCGGCCTGCATCCTTACTGTGCCTTTGGCATCTCTCCACTGCTGGGTTGCCCCTGAAATGGAAATACCGCCATCATCCGACTGGATGCGGAACTTATTTGTACTAATGGTTCCGGCAAGCAAATCCCCAATGGTTACGGTCTGCATAACCGCATTTCTTATCAATGCGCTGTCAATCACCGCATTGGCAGAGGTCAGGTGGATGTTCTGCAAGTCCCCGATTCCTGCATTGCCAGACAACAGAGACTTAATATTTGCACTGGTAGCTTCCAGCACCTGGATTTTGGCATTCATGGCACTTAAATCCGTTACCTTCAAGTCCTGGATAGTGGCTTCAAAGGCATCCAGTTTCTGAATTGTGGCCTGCTCAAACTCGGCCACATTGGCAGTCAGCTTTCCGAACTCACCTTCTACAGCGGTTAATTTGCCGGTTACCTGCAAGTATTTTGTTGTCAGGTCTATAATCGTTGCAGACTGGACAATGGCATTTTCCAGGTCTACAATCTGCCTGCTGTGGATGCCGTCTATGGTGTCCCCGTCTATCTGCCCGTTATCGTTTGTAATGTTATCTACCGTATTGGCTGCATCCTCATACTTTTGCGCCAGCTCATCAAAGGTCAGGACTTTATTTGCCAGGGTGCAGGTGTTCCGGCTTGGTTCCTCCGGATATTCTTTGATGCCAACAATCCGCTGCTTCTCCCTGGTCTCTGTAATACCATCCAGGATGGTTACGGTGTCCCCAATTCCGTATTCTAAGATAGAGTATTTCTCAGACTGTTTCGCCAGGTCTATGATATCGGCGCTGTAGGAGCTGTAAGGTTTGCTCATGTCCAAGAGCTTTGCCTGTGCATCTGCTTTTAAAGATTCCGGTACCGTGTAACGTTCATCCTTCCAGATCAGGCGTTTGCTCTTGCTGCTGTACTGGTAATTGCTCACATAATTCTTACCGCCGTTTACGGATTCGATTGTGAGGCCGTCTTTGCCGTAAGGTTCTATTTCTGTGTAGAAATCGTAACTGGTGCTTTGCACGGTCAGCTTCTTTAAATTTAATTTGCTGGCAAAATAGGCTCCTTTGTCCTGTCCAACCGACTCAAAAATGGAGATTGTACGTGCTTTAGAATCTACGGTAATCTCTGCCCGATAGGTTTTTAATGCCTGCTTTAGAATCTCCATAGCAGACACGTTGGACATGGACAGAGTACGCTTTTTTGTGATGCAGCTTTCTTTTATCGTCCATCCCGTTCCGGCAAAGGCAAGCTGCAAGGCTGCCTGGATGGTCTGCTCTGTGGTTTTAAAAACCCGGAAGGCTTTCCCTTCCAGGTCCTCCATATCCAGCTGTGCCACTACATTTACATAACCGTCTGTGGACTTTTTCATTTCCCTTACCACAAACCGGTCTGTTTTGGTCTCTATGTAGCCTTCCAACTCCAGGCTGTCCCTGATGTTGCGGTATGGGACAGAAAAAGAGAGTGTCTTATCATCCAGTTCCAAGACCCTCTCTATGCACAAATCTTTATATACCCGTAAGCCTTTTACAGGGGCTTTGTTCTTGTCCAGGATACGAAGCATGTAAGCCCCTCCTTTCGCTTATTCCTCAATCATAAATTCCAGAAGTTCCAACTCTTCTGGTGTTAAGGTGTCAAATTTTCCGGTACCGCACTTTTCCACTTCTTCCAATGGAATGGTGTGGACAGCTACCTCATTTTCGATTTTTAAAAGCTCTTTCATTTCCTTGTTGTAGCCGTCCCAGTCTGTGATATCATACCGGTCCTCTTTTGCAAGGTAATTCCCCTGTTCGTCCTTATTACAGTATTTATCCAGGATTTTTCCCTGCTCCTCGTTGTAGGCTTCCGAGATGCCTTTGACTGCCTGGATATTCTTGTTGATGGCAAAGCCCAATTTAATAGGCAGCATCTTCTTCCGGATGTCCGGCATGGCTTTGGATAAGGTCAAAATCTGTAAATTGCTCACTCTCATACCATTTCCTCCGTTCCTGGTTCCTCTGCCTTCGCATTCTGGTCTTCCAGCTCCCAGAGCATGTTATTAAATTCATTCATATCTTTTCTGCACTCTGTCTTATTTGCTTCGTAGAGTTCCAGGTCCTGAATGGTCATGTTCGAGTTGCTTTTTCCGTTTTCCAGAATCTGGGCACTCATGTAGATGGCTACCTGGTCCCCTACCATGCTTTGAAAACTTAAAGATACACTTTTACTGCCTTTTAACATACTGTTTTCCTCCTTAAAAATAACGTGGTTTATATTTTATAGTGACTTCACATAAAGCGCTGGAAAAGGTAAGGGTGTTATTCCCTGGCAACAGGGAAGGAAATTCCCACATGTCTGCATCTGCAAACTTATTCGTTACGCCCTGCAGCACGGTGCAGGCTTCCCCGTCTATGATGACCTTTTTCCCTTGCTTTAGATTCTTAATGGTAATATCCTCCGGTTGTCCGGTAACAGGATTTCTTGCTGCTCCCTTGATAGTGAAGGATATGGTATCGTTTATGGGGGTGAGTTCTATGATACAGGGTGTTTCAAAATCCCCCTGAACAACCATCTTTGTACTAGTCGCCTGGCTAATCGTGACTGCCTGGTAATTTTGATATTTAAATGGGTCGGCCTGGATGTTCATTTCAAAGGTGGATATCACGCCGTTTTCCTTCTTTGTAGATACCGAAGCAATCCCGTAATAATAAAACCCCGGTTCTGCATCCAGCTCCAGGGTTACTTCTTTTCCGTTGATATCATCTGCAATCTCCGAAATCTGTTTGAGCCACTGCTCATAATCACCGGTACAATCTCCGGCCAGACGGATAGGGCGCTGCTCATAAATACCTTGATTTCCTGTATTTATGTATTGGTTGCTGCCAGGAAGCTGTTCTCTTTTCGAGATGGTTTCCGGGATTCCAATTTCAATTTCAAACAGCCTGCATCCGTAGTCTTTCTCAATATGTTTCCCGTTTATCTTTGCCCCATTAACGCCGCCTCCTCTCTATGATACCCATGTTATTGTTGACAGACGGGGTAATGACTTCCCCTACTTTTTCTTCATTTAGGTATATTCCCATACCTTCCAGAGACTTTGCAGTTTCTTCCCCCATCCGTTTATAGTCAAAATCTGGAAAGGATGTAGGCTCCTGTGGTATATCTTTTATTCCCGTCAGATTATACATACCTTGCAGTCCCCCTAAATCTCTATAAAGACGGTTTTCCTCCTTTGTCAAAACAGCCTCTCCTTCATCCAGAAAAGCCGGATAAAAATCACTTGGTACATAATCCATACCAATTTTTAATCTTGGAAGTTTCGGCAGCGAAAAGGTTCCACCGCCTATTCCTGGAACCCAATCTGGAACTTCTATACTTCCAATACTACTCACCAGTCTATTCCATGCGTCTACAATGGCGTTTAGCGGTGCTTTAAAAACACCAACTATGCCATCCCAGATTCCTTTTAAAATATCAAGAATATTTTGCCATGCGCCAGACCAGTTTCCTGAGAAAACATTTTTAATGAAATCTATCAGACTATCTAATATTCCGCCTATGTTTCCTATGATTCCCTGGACATATCCAGGCAAAAGGTCCATGATTCCTGTAAAAATGTTTTTTACATTTTCCCATGCACCTTTCCAATTTCCAGTAAAGACATTTTTGATAAATCCTACAAAATTGTCTAGTACGCCTTGCACAATTTCGACTTTTTCCAGAACATAATTTGCTATTGTTTCAAAAACAGCCTGGAACACCTGCATTAAAATCTCCAAAATAGGTGTCAATACTGTAGAAATAAACTCTACCAATGGTTCTAACAGTTCCAGCAGCGGTTTCAGCGCACTTTCTATCAAGTTAAAAATAGGGTCGAAAAGTTCTGTAAAAACTTCTATCAAGGGTTCCAGACATTCTGTTATTACCTGCAGTAACGGTTCAATGAGTTCCATCACCAGTTCCAACAACGGACGTACACAGGTATCAATCAGTTCCAATAACGGTTCTAGCAACTGTTCTATTAAATCAAACAGCGGCGTCAGACATTCTTCAATTATCTGTATCAGAGGTTCTAATAATTCTGAAAGAATTTCTACCAGTGGCTCTAAGATTTCCCCTGCCATAGCCAACAATGGCTCCAACAAGGCTTCTATAAGCCCTAAAAGAGGTTCTAAAATTTCCATAAGTGGTGGCAGGATTTCCTCCATCATATCACTTAAAATAGGAATTAAAGATTCCCCTAGCGGCACCAGAAGCATCTCTACATTGCGTTTCAGTGTTTCCAATTGGGAACCGAGATCATCATACTTTACGTCTTTGATGCCTTCCATTGCATTTGCAGTGTCATACGCTCCATCCTCTATATCTGCAAGGGCAGTTACTGCCTCCGGTCCTAGGTCTTCCCACATAGTTCCAAACAAATCTACCCCTGCAGTGTTTTGAGCCAATGGGTCTTCTAATCCTGCAAGTGCAGAAATTGTTTGCTTAAAGGCTTCTTTTGCAGAGTCTCCTCCAGCCGCAAATTTTGCAGCCATTTCATCTGCATTAAGACCGATTAATTCAAATCCTTGCTTCGTAGTATCGGAACCATCCACAACACGAATGGCCATTTCTTTTACAGCATCACCGACTTTGTCCAGATTAAATGCACCTGATTTTGCACCTTTTTCAAAGATGGCAAACATATCATCTGCACCTAAACCTACTTTTTCAAATTGAACGGAATATTCTGATATGCTGTCCAGAAGTTCTCCTGAGTAGTCCAGCCCATTTTGATATCCAGCTGCAATCATGCTTAAGGCTTCGTCTCCGCCAATGCCAAACTGCTCCATCATTGTACTTGCAGCCCTTACAGAATTTTCAACGTCTAGTGCTCCTCCTGAAATATCCTGTAAAGCAAAAGCAGATTCTACCATTCCTTGTAGTGCCTCTGGTTCCCATGAATCTACAACCCCGCCTACCTGCTGCCGTATTTTTCCAATTACATCTGCAATCTCTCCAAAACTTTCACCGTAATTGTTTTTATAAACCCCTTCCATTACCTGCCGATAATTCTCGGTTTCTTCCGCCGCAAGACCTGTGCTTGCCTGTAGCTGATTCATAGCAGAGTCTATGTCCACAGCAGTATTGACAGCAGCCACACCAACACCAGCTATAGCCGCTGCCCCAGCTGCTCCTGCTGCCACAGGGCTTTTTGCAATGGAAACTATTTTTTCAAAAGAAACTCCAATCTCTCCACAGGCAGATTCTGCAATCTGAGACATGGCTTCTCCAATGTCCCGTTCCGTCTTTTTTCTCTCTTCACCGGATTTTTTATGAGATTTTTCTATATCCTCATTTCCCTGTTCGTGGGTTCTGGTTGTCTTAGATACGCTTCTTTTTGTCTCTTGTTCTACTTTCTTTCCCGACTGTTCTGCTGCCTGTTCCACTTTCTTTGTAGATTTCTTTACCTTTTCTTCTGCTTTATCCAGATCCGTTTCTAAATTACTATCGTCTGCACTTATGACGTAGGTAATCTCGCTATCTTTCTTTGCCATGCTATATCACCTGCCTTTATTTAGTAAGACAGGCACAAAGGCACAGCGTCTTTTAAATTCTTAATTCAAATTGTTTCCCACAGTTTTTCTTATTTTTGCACCGAAAAAAGACGCCCTCACACTTGGCGTCTTTACGATAAAAAGCATTGATTGGTGTGCCACAATACGGGCACACTGCCTTTTTCATAGTTTTTGTGTCTGTTCTATCCATTTTTCACCGCCATTCTTTCCAGCGTTGAAAACAGAGCATCTAACCCCTGTTGTCCTCCCCCTCCCTTCACAGGAAGAGCATAATAAGATTTCAGTTCCTGGATTTCCTGTATCTGTTTACTGTTTTTTCCTGTAAACTTTGGAATATCCATGGTGCGTATCCGCATAACCTCTCTTATTTTAGTCCGCTCAGACAGTCCCTGGAACAAAGAAATGAACTTTTTCCAATGTAGCTTCCCCTGCATATCTACCAAGTCAATCCCATAGTCCAACATAAAGGAAGCATAAATATACTCTCCATCATACTCAAAATCAAAGGTTTTCTGCTCTTTTGTTCTTGTTTCTGGTCTTTTCTGTGTATTAATGCAGCATTCAAAAATTAAATGGAGAAGTTCTTTTTTACTCTCTGTAGGCAGTCTCATAAAAGTTCTATCATGTACCAGAAGCATTTTAAGAGCCTGCTGCAGCTTTAAACTCTCTGGAAGTTCCTCTTCCCTGAACAGGCTCTGTATCTGCAAGACTGTGTCAAAAGATGCATTAACCCAGTATTTTCTTTTTTGGTAAACGACCTTCTCCTCAATTGCTTCTGTTAGGAATCCCATTTACTCACCTTCTGAAAAGTGCCATTCTCTGCTTTCTGTTATAAGAGTTTAAAATACTCTTCTGGTTTTCCTTTTTAATCTCAATGCACCTGGGAATCACGCACTGAGTAATAAAAGGAGTAATCTCCTTTGTCATTTCAATGTATCTTCCCTCATAAAACGATATGATAAGCTCTGTATCTTCCTTTCCGAAGACAGCCTCAAAAAGATTTGTCACTGCACTTCCCAGTTTTTCAAACGCTTCATTCATCTTTTCATTGTTTTCTACATTCCTTTGGATTTCGGATACTTCCGCCAAGCTCTTAGTCAGTTCTGCATATTTCCTGTTGAGCTTTGCTACCATATCGTCCGCATCCAGGCTAACATGGAGTGTATGTACTACACTTCCATGTTCGTCTACTAACTCCAAATCTTCTGCAAATGTTTTTCTCTTTTTCGCTTGATAAGCCATAATTTGTCACCTCCAAAATCAAGGCTCTTCCACGGTACCAAGAACCGGTTTTCCGTTTCCGTGGATCGTTACTGTCAAGGCATTTGTGGCAGAAGAATCTCCTCTTCCTTTTGTGATATTTGCCAATGTGATAGGCCAGATCACATATTTATCACCTTTTGTCAATTTCATATGGGTTTTTCTTGCTTCCCCAAATCCATACATTACCTTTTCACTGGTAATATATTCATATGCCTTGTCTGTAGGCTTGCAATCTCCTGTTAAGGTAAGCGTAAGCTGTGCCCCTGTAACTTCTGTACTTCCCCATCCCTTATCTGCATAATAAGCAGTCTGATAAAGGACTTCATTTAAAGATTCCGCCATATTCTTAGTCAAGGCAGCGAGGCTTTCCCATGTGGCTGCGCCAGCTTCTGGACTGGTATTAATAAATGCTTCTGTTTCATAGTTCAGTTCTGGTGTAATTGTATTTTTAGGTAATACTTCAGCAAACTGCTGTAAATCCCACTTTTTCATTGCAATGTTCCTTTCTTAAAAATATAGTTTACAGTTCAAAATACAAGAATAGTGATACACTCCATCCGCATCCCGTCCTACCCTACTTACCCCTTTTGCCACCTCGGTATTCAGCCAGGCAAATTGTTCTCCTTTTGGGTATTCCTTCAAACGGGTAAAATAATTACAGATGCTCTCCAACTGGTCTATACACTTTATCTGGTCTTTATTTCTACAAAGAAACAACACTGGAAGAGTATGGATTCCTGTTTTATCATAATACTTGGCCACTTCAAACCCTTGCCCTGGCTCTGCATATAGACCACCCTCTGCCGGAAGTTCTTTTAAAGATATTGAGCCGCTAAGGCTGCAATGCTGTTCTGCAGTCTCCACAAGGGTGTTCATAAATTCTTTTAACATTATCTCAATTCCTCCCTAAAGGCTGCCTGATATACTGCCTGCCAGTCTTCTCCATATACCTGTTCTGCATATTTTGTCCATTCCATTTTGGCCATGGCACTTGTGAAGGATATCTTTTTAGGACCATAGGTACGGTTTGTTGGATTTCCGTACATAACTTCTCCATGGAAAAGATATTGTGCATAAGGTTCATCCCAACGCAAAACATATTCTCCGTTTTCCGCTACGTTATCACTACTCGAAATACCACTATTCTGTAAACCTCCTTGGTCTACCGGTACATGTTGTGTGATATCTCCTAATGCCTGCTGCCCCATGATGGTTAATGCTTTATCGCTGGCCGCATGTAATCTGGCCAATGCTGCAGCTTTGTCAAATGTAACCTTCGCCTTTATATTAGCCACCCTTTACCAACCCCATTTCATAATGATGTAAGCGTTCCCTGTCATATAAAGACTCTATTGTTTCTATCCTGTACTTTTCTCCATTAAACGAAACAATATCATCTTTCACAAACTTTATATCTCTAGGTAAACTATTTCTACAGTCATAAAACAACGTGGCGGAAAGCTGTATTTCTGCATTATTTTTGTCCCTGATGATTTTGCTTGACGGTTCCATACGTACATATTGTATGGTAATTCCTGTATCCAGATTTCCATTTCCCCATCTGTCTTCATTTTCTTTCTTGTGCAGCGTTATCGTATGGATTAGAAGAGCTTTTGGAATTGCCCTCATAAACATCCGCCTCCTCTGTATAAAAGTCCTGTAGGGGCAAGAATCCGCCTTGCCCTGGGGGAATAGATGGATTGTCCCTGATTTCCAGCTGTTCCAGACACCTTGGTATAGTTAAACTTTCCAAGGCCTGCACTCTGAATATCTACCCCATTGTCCATCTCACTGCCTCCATTGGCATCCAGGTACTCTATCTGGGCACATATGCCCTTTTTGATACGTTCCTGGATATCTGGGCTGTAACTTTCCATATTGCTTTCCTTTATACGGTACATGCACAGTTCTTCTATGATTTCTGCTGCACGTTCCTCAAGGGAGGGAAAGTCAGCCTCCTGGACTGCTTCCCCATGAAAATCTTTTAAGTAGTAATCCTGTGTTACATATGCCATATTCTACTCCTTAGGATGTTTTAATCTGTCCTGCTTTTACGGTTAAGTAACCTACATTTGCCACTTTTCCAGCCACAAGGTTTACTACCTCAATAATATCCCCTTCTGTTACTGCAATCTCTGTGGTTCCGCTGGTAAGCGCTGTACCTGCATATTTCGCTGTGGTCATATCGTAGATGGCTCTTGTTGCAGGGTTCTTCTTGTAAGTGTAAGTAGTACCGGAATTTCCAGCATTTACTGTTACTTTGGTAGTTCCTGCCGCTGCCCCAGCTGCTGCAGAAAGCACCAGAGAACCAGGAGAGTAAATTGCACGGATTGCAACACTTCGGAGAACCTTATGGTCATACACTTTACGCCCCTGTACTGCAGAAGCACCAATATATTTTCCGGATCCGGATAAATCCTGCAGGTGGATTGGAACGGAAAAGTCCATGGCACGTGTGGCAAATCTTGGATGTCCTGCTAACATCATTAAGTTGGCAGTGGTATCATTCCATTCAATTACCAGGAATCCGGCAATCTTACCTACCGCACCAGTTACTTTCACTTCATCCCCAAGGGAAGATGCGGAAATAAATTCCGGGGATTTTAAAATCAATGCCATGGCATCCGGTACAGCCAAGATATAACGCTTTCCATCATTTGGAATATTGGCTTTATTCATTCTGGTTCGGATATCTACGATTTTCCCGTAGATGTTGTCCTTTGTAAGTTCCGTTTCATTGTCTACGGTAGCTGCTGCCAGAAGTGTTGTGCCGCCATCTGTATCAATCTGTTTTGCCATCATGTAAGAGGCAGAGTCCAGACGATCTGCAACCAGGTTATCCGGTACCGCTTTGGAATCATACCCGTCAATGATTTCGTTGATTGCTTTATCTTTTGTGATAGGCATGTTCTCATATTTTGTGGAACCATGCGTTCCCTGGATACCGTTTGCCTTATCGTAGTCACTTACTACTACCTCTTCATCACGAACTGGGATTTTTACAATTCCTGCTGCCGGAGAACCTTCGTAGTCATTGTTAAATACCACGCCATCCTTCAGTACCAGTTCGTTTCTTAACTTTGCAAGCACCAGTTTAGACCATCTTTCCTGGTGCTCATGTGCAAATAACTGTAATAAAAAGAATTTAAATTTCATACTCTGCTTTCCTCCTAGATTTTAAGTCCTGGGTTTTTCTTTAAGAAGGCAGCTTCCACGCCTGAGATTTTGCTGCCTCCCCTGCGCTGCCGTTCTCCCCATGCTTTGTTTTCCTCTTCCTCCTCTTCTTTTTCCGGTTTTCCTTTGAAGTGAGGATATTTCTTTACCACTTTTTCAATGGCATCTTCCAGGTCAAGGGAATCATCTGCCTGCATATAAGAATGTGCCAGGGCTGCCACATCATCCACCGCATCTTTCGCTACCCCAGCTTCATAGCAGGCAACCTTTGTCTCTGCTTTGGATGCCTTATTTCTTGCTTCTTCCAGCTCTTCATTGGTTTCCTTCCCGTCCGAACCACCAGAATTTTCTTTTTCTGTCTTCCGCTTAGCAGCCCTCTCAGCCTTTGCCCTTTCCTTTGCAATGGTTCTGGCCACTGCCTTGTCAATGTCTGCCTGTGTGTATTTTGGTTCGTCTTCCCCGCCTTCGTCCGCACCACCTTCGGTATCGTCCTGGTCGTCACCATCCCCGGCATCTGCCCCGGTGTCTCCTCCCTCAGCAAAAAGCTGCAGGTTCATACTTACTCCATATCTGTTGTTCCTAAATTTAGGCATCTTTTACCTCCCGTTTTATGTCCGCCGACTTTCTCATGCATAGTTTTACGTCATACGCACATTCTGGACGTAGCTTTTACGTAGTTCTCCCCGTATGTGTTGGAGATTCCGCAAATGCCAAGAAAAAAAGAATCCACCAGCAGCTTTCCCTGTTCTGAAAGATTCTCCCATTTTATATCCATGTGCCCGTCTTTTACCTGGCAAAGAATTTTATCCCTGGTAAGTGCCTCTATGGAACTTACCAGGTTTTGTGCCAAGGCTGAAACTGCTGCACAAATGATATCATTTCCTGTTTTTGCATATCCTGCATGGCCATCTATGGTAAGGCCTGTAGGTGTAATGTTTACTACAATCAATCTTGTATCACTCCCTCCTAAAAATGGGTACAAAAATACCACCGGCCAATTATGACTGGTGGTTATTCTTCTACAACTTCAAAATATTTTGGAGGATATAAATAATCCTCTCCTGAATCATCTACAATTCTGTAAAAACCTTTCTCTACAGACAACACATCATATATTTTCCCATTTGTTAAAACCAAAAACTCGGTCTTTCCAATAAATTTAACCTTCATCATCCAGCCACCTCTTCACCTTAAACTTAACCTTCCCAACGGTTTCTTCCTGGAACCAGTGTACTTCTGCCTGTAATTCCTCTCCTGTTTCTTCATCCTGCAATACCCCAAAACCTTTTGCATGCTGCCATTTTGATGGTGTTCCGCCAAATTCCTTCGATAAACCTTCTGCAACTCCTTCGTGAAGCGGATGCCTGGTACCCTTTCCAGCAAAAACTTCTCCGTTTTGTATTCTGGTTCCCGGAGCAAATTCATATTCTACCCCTGTTGTTTTATCCACAACCTTATAATTTTTGAATTTTGCTCCAACACTCTTTGGAATCTTAATATCCTTTACTGGTATTGTATCAGTTTCCATTGCTTTTGTATAGGCTTTCTTTGCAGCTACTGCTTTGGCACTGTTGCTTCGGTCAAATCCTATAACCTGCTCTCGGTCTTTTCTTCTATGTAGAAATTCATGCTTGTCTACATATTCTTTTAGTTTGGCTTCTTTCTGCTTTAATTTTACAGATGCTTCTTTGAAACCTTCTTCATCTCCTATACTGTCCAGCTCCATGCATAACCGTTTCTGCCGCCTTACCGCACGTTCATAGGCTCTTTGTACTTGTGTCTGTTTGTAGAGACGGTTGTTTTCTTCCATGTCCTCTGTAGGGAAGTATCTTCTAATACTTTTCCCAGGAAAGAACAGCCATTTATGATGGCTGCAATTAATGCCAAGGATTCCATCTGGTTCTCCATAGCTACTATCTTTCCATGGAATATACTCAATCTCTCTTCCACGGGCATCTGTTGTTTTCCCACGCTTATTGGAAAGACTGTAAATCTTTCCCTGGTCTTTTGCACATTTGGGTCTGGAACCTGGATGGCTGTCAATTTCTATTAAATCCTGCCCATAGTCCTTAAAGCGTTCATCCTGAACCTGTTCCGCAACACTTTTTACCGTGTTCCTCATTGCCATATTCACATACGCTTCTGGTGTCCATTCCCTGCCTTTTTTATCTACAAAAGCTGGAATTCCCTTTCTGTTAAAATCCTGTATGCAGTTTTTTACCACCTGCTGCCTAGATTCTGCTCCAAATACAGCAGAGGTAGCATGTTTATTCATGGTTGCCAAGAAAGAAGGTTTGTTTTCCACCTCTTTCGCCCTTCCAGCGATATCTTGCACCAATCTCTTATATGCATCTCTGGCTTTGTATAGCATTGTGGTATTGCACATATTTAAAGTGTCTTTTGCCTGGTCATGGAAGGCTTTCATAACTCTTTTTATACCTTTGCTCTTGTCTACTTCCACAGCTTCTTCCACCAGCCCCTGCCTGAGCAGCTCCTGCAATCCTGGCTCTACTTTTGAAATTGCATTATCAGCCGCTTCTTTTAAAAGGCGTTCCATGGCTGTCATGGAAATCCCCGTGCTTTGGGCAATTATTTTTATATGTTCCCTGTTTAATTTTCCAATCTCAGCCATCCTTTGAAGCAGCCAGTTATCAGAATCAATCGGCTGCTTATAGGTTCTGCAATGACGTATAATATTTGCCATGAGCCTATCTTCTAAATTTCGATATAGCGTTGAAACTCTGTCAGCCTCTTCCTGATTTTCCAGCAATCCCATTTAAAACCACCTACTCTTTATTTTCCTTAGAAGATTTCTTACCAGGCTTCTTACTTTCCCTGTCTTTCTCCTCTTCTTTGGTCTCCTTATCCTTTTTATCAGGTTCCTGTTCCGGTTCATCCTCACCCTCCATATCTGTCCAGTTGACATTGTCTGTATCAATCTGATTATCCTCTGCAATCCTCTGTAACTCCTCTTCCGCCTCTTCCGGTTCGCACTTATTAATTTCCATAATGGCTGTGACCTTGGAACGAAGCCCTGCGTTTACCAGCTTGATATTCTTGTCTATGGTAGCGTTACTGTCCTCTATGATGGAATCATCAAAATCTATGGTAGCTTCTGCTGCTGCCCCTGTGTCCAGAAAAGAAACTGCACGAACCATATTTAAAATGGCATCCTCTACCATAAGGCAGTGTTTCTGTCTGTTCTGGTACAAATCCGACTTATCCGATATGACCTCGGTAGCTGTTTTTACGCCGCCGCTTTCAAATTTATATCTTCCAGCTCCCATACCAACTTTTAAACTCAGGATATCAAGGGAACGCTGTATTCCAAGTTCGTGCTCATTTGCCCGTATATTCATGTCGATTTCCGTCAGTTTCATATCCTCCTGTCGGTCTCCTGGCATCATGAAATACACTGTCTCTTTTGGGTCAAAGGCAGGAGGTTTCAACCCTTCCTTCTCCATCTCCATTTTAGCGGCAGATATGGGAATTAATACACGTTTCCGGCCAAGGATAAACTCATTTATATAGCTGTCATATACAATATCGCATCCTTTTAGCTGGCTTATGGCATTTGCAAATACAGAAATACCAAGAGGACTGTCCATGTCCACATTGTTGCAGATGTTCGGTGTCAGAATCTGGAAGAGTGGTTCCCTGCTTCCTGTGTTTACTACCGGCACAATCGTTTCTGGCGGTTCCAGTTCCTTCCCTGATTCTGCATCCAGGTATTTGTTGTACAGATAATAGATATCCGGCTGTTCTCCTATTTCTGGTTCTCCCAGTAAGTGCATTTGCAAATACACCGTCTCTTTCCCATCTACTACCCTAACAGAACCAAAAGCACACTCGGTAATCTCCCCATTATCCCAGGACAGCGGATAAATCATGTCTGCATCCACATAGTCAATGAGAACTTCCCCGTCTGCTCCTTTGTATTCCACAAAAGCACCTGTACCAAGAGCAAACGCCCTCTCTACCAGTTTGTTTCCATTGACCCGAAACTTATTGTACAGAAGGATATCATTCAGCCGGTTGCTGTAGCTTCCTGCCTTGATTGCTACTTTTTCATTTAACAGGAGATTTGCCCAGTCTTCGCATATGGTTTTTGCCATTCCAAGGCGGTAACGCTCATGTTTTGTTGTCACAATTCCATTCCATATGTTGTAATGGTGAAACTTTGCTACTTCGTTTTGATACCATTCCAGCCATTCCTCTATATGTTCATAAGTATTATCTGAAATGGTTCTAAAATGATTTTCCGCCAGATACTGGCGTATAATGGGTCCTTTTCTGTCCATGTGCTCCTCCTATGCTGTTACATACAAAATATCCTCCTGGACGCTTTCTGTGCTGTATTCTGTGGAGTCCAGGGAATCCACGTTCATTAACCCATCATCCAGCCGGACATCTTCGTTTTTCTTTGTATCGTCATATACTGCGTTTTCAAAGGCCTCTCTGATATTTTTACAGTGTTTCATAACCTTCCAGCGATGCTGGGCAATCAGGCTGTTGTAAAAGGCTATCCTGTCATTGATGGGACCTTTGATTGCATTCTTAATATCAATTGCCACATGAGCTTCCATGCAGGCTATCTCCAGCCCAGCAATCAAAGTCTGCTCTGCACTATCACAGTAAGCCTCATAAACTTTAAATTTACTCTTAGCACGCTTAACAAAATCTATGAAATCATCCTGAAGCTGTTTTGGATTAATACGTTTTTTACAATAATACTCATCCAGGACAATCACCTGTTTATAGCCTCTTGTGAATCCTGTCAGAGTAAAAGAATGAGCCGACTTCGTTCCTCCGAAATCGACCCCGATAACTGCATATAAAATCGGATTATCCTCAAGCCATTCACTGGTTATCAGATAATCTTTCACATTATCTGCAAACTGCTGATAAATCAAACCTTCTGCTGCCACCCACAAGCCTAAAATAAAGCGTTTGTAGAACACACTGCTGTGTGGCCACTTCCGCTTATACTCTTCGATTTTCTTCTGAGACAATGTAAGGTTATCCTCCATCATGAAATGCAGATGGTAAACTCTTTTTTCCTTTGCCTTTCTGATGAACTCTTCATTGATATAGTTGTGTGGATTCTCTGGGTTGCAGTTCATCCATACTTTGGAACCTTCTACAGAGCAGCGCCCCATCATCTGGTCTATGAAATTCTGTGGGAACAATGCCGCCTCATCTGCGTAAGCTCCTGCTGCTGTAAGTCCCTGCAAGGCATCCTGGCTGGCTTCTGTACTTGCCCCATACAGGTAATAGGTGTTTGTCCCTATCTCAATCCTTGCATCTGTGCCAGAACGGACATATTCATAAGGCCATCCCCATGCTTCTAACATCTGCAACATAGGGCGAACCACATTCTTTTTTAAGGCTCCCATAGTTTTTCCAGCTAAGATGAAAGATTGTCCAGAAAACATTTCCTGGGACCATGTAAGAAAACCAATAATCATGGCAATGGTTTTTCCTGAACGGATTGCCCCATCTGCGATAACAATATCATTTTGGCTGGATAATGCCATTGGACGCCACCAGTGTATCAGCCGCCTTTGCTGGTCTGAGAAAGGCTTAAAATCAAATCTCGCTGGTCTCTTCTTTTTCTTCGGCATCCTCTTCCTCTTTCTGGAACAATTTATTTATATCTTCTTGATCTGGGCTCATAGCTTTCAGGAAGGAAGCAATGTTTTCGTTATCCTCATCATGATTTCCAAGTTCCTGATTCATGGCAAATTCTGCACGTCTTATTCTGATTTGCTGTTCTTTTGTTGCCATATCCATATGCTCTGCAAGCCATTCCAGAGCTTTCATTCTGTCCGGCAGTTTAATGCTTGCACCATCTTTTCCCTGTTTTACTTCTGCAATTAGGGTTCCATCTACTTCTGAGGAATCTTTAAAACGAACAACATTCACTCTTTTCGTGAGGGTTTTCTTTTCTCCTGTTTCCTCATCTTTTACCTGTACCGGTCCATAAACTGCCATCGCTGGTACATCCTCCTGGCCAAATTCTACAAAATCTGTCACATCTGAAAAGGCTATATCCATGTACTTCTGAAAGATATCGGATTCGTCTAGCATTTCCCGGTTTAGGCGGTTTTTCTTTAATCTTTGTATTTCTTTTTTTACTCCATCATTCTCCAACGATCTATACCCTATAGATGCTGCAGTATTGTAATCTACTTCATATGCTTTCTGATACGCCTTTGTAGCATTAAAACACTTGACATACAAAACACAAAAAAGCCTTTGCTTATCGGTTAATTCAGCATTTTCTATCACCTGATCAACCGCTTCTGCAATGGCTTCTTTTTTTACATTGTTTTTATTGTTTTTTTGTGTGCACACCTTTCCTGTTTTTGTGTGCACACTTTTTTTACTATCCTTTGACCATTTGTATCTGGTCTTCCAGGATTTTACTGTATTTATGGTCACGCCATATTTCTCGGCTATTTCTTTGTACTTCATGCCTTTTAGGTAATCCTGATAGGCAAGTTCTGCATTTGTTGCTTTTACTTCTCCATCCAAACATTACCACCTCTCTTCGTTTGTTTTGGACGTAATCTATAATCAATCGGTTGGCCCCCATATTTTATGAATGTCTAGTTCATATTTACTGTTTGAATCTTTAATAATAATCTGGAAGACAGATACGCTCTTCTTTTTAGCTATTTCAGTTATTTTCTGTTTGTATACTTCTTGACAGCGACTCCCTAAAATTATAGCCTTTGGCTTGCATTCAATGTAATGCAATGGACTCTCATTATTTAAATCTATGTATTCAGGTATCAATCTGAATTCTCTCTCATACTTCCATTCCAAAGACTTTCTAAGAACAAACTCACGCAATACATTCTGAGGCAAATCCGAAATACCTCTGACATCCAGTTCTCCAGGGTAAATATATTTCTGTCTCTTATACACATCTCCGAGCCCACGAGACTCGACGTCATCTCGTATGCCGTCTTCTGCTTGAA